GCTTGTACTATTACACTTGGACCAAATACTGTATCTAAACTTTGGTTTATAGAAAATGCTACATCTGGATCACAAAACATAATTATTTCACAAGGTAGTGGTGCTAATGTAACCATACCCAACGGTCATGTAAAAGCAGTTTATTCAGACGGAGCTGGTTCTGGTGCAGCTATAGTTGATGCGTTTACTGATTTAAACGTAGCTGGAGATTTTTTTGTTGGTGATGATCTAACACTTTTATCTGACGCATCAGTTTTAGGTTTTGGTGCAGATACAGACACAACCCTTACTCACGTAGCAGACACAGGTATTTTATTAAACAGCACTAGACAATTACAGTTTGGTGACTCTGGTACATTTATACATCAATCAGCAGACGGAGTTTTAGATTTAGTATCTGATACTGAATTAGAACTAAATGCTACAACTATTGATATGAATGGTAATCTTGATTTAAGCGGCACCATTAACGGTGTAAGTATTTTAGCAGATGCTACAAACTTTACTGACAGTATTTTAATAAGTCAAAACGCAAGTACAGGCACTTTATCAAGTGCTAGTGACAATGTTGGTTTAGGTGATGATGTTTTTGCTGCATTAACTTCTGGTAGAAATAGTGTAGCTATAGGCTCAAACGCATTAGATGCTAATACAACAGGTAAAAATAATGTAGCCATTGGGCATGATGCTCTGGGTGCTAACACCACTGCAGATGGAAACACAGCAGTAGGTAAAGATGCTTTACTAGATAACACAACAGGGACAGTAAACACTGCTATAGGAAGAAGTGCTTTAGCAAATAACACCACTGCTGATAACAACACAGCAATTGGAAGAGAGGCATTATTTACTAATACGACTGGTGCTAATCTCACAGCAGTAGGAAACGCATCGTTATATAACAATACAACAGCAAATAATAATACAGCTGTTGGCTATCAAGCGTTATTTGACAATACTACAGGCACAGATAATACAGCCATGGGTGTTTTAGCACTCGAAAACAATACAACTGGTCTTCGCAATACTGGTATGGGTAGAGAGGTATTGGGAGCAAATACAACTGGAGAAGACAACACTGCTATAGGTTATCAAGCGTTACTTCTTAATACGGAGGGTGTAAGAAATGTTGCTGCTGGTTTTCAAGCTCTCGATGCAAATACCACTGGTGATGATAATACAGGAATAGGCTATGCTGCATTAGGAGCTAACACCACAGCACATGATGTTGTTGCTGTAGGTAATTTTTGTTTATCCGCTAATACCACTGGCACAAGAAATACTGCTGTAGGTCGTTCAAGTTTAACAAGTAATACAACAGCTAATAATAACACTGCCTTTGGTTTTGACTGCATGACAGCAAATACTACAGGTGCAGAAAATACGGCTATGGGAGCACAAGCTTTAGATTCAAATACAACAGCTTCAAACAATACAGCGATTGGTCGTAAATCATTAGAATCTACTACAACTGGTCATAGTAATACTGCTATGGGAGAAACCTCTGGTCAAAGTATAACAGGTAGTGGTAATACAGCTATAGGTAGAGAAGCCATGCAACTAGGTACAGGTGGTGAAGATAATGTTGCTATAGGTTATCAAGCCTTACAAGATTGTGCAGGGGATAATAATGTTGGTATAGGTAGAAGTTCACTTAAACAACTTACTTCAGGAGGTGGAAATGTAGCTGTCGGTCAAACCGCAGGACAAGACTTAACAACTGGGTCTACTAATACATTTGTAGGAGTAAGAGCAGGTCAAAATATTACAACTGCTAGTAATAATACGGCTATTGGTGTTGACACTATGGAAGATGCTACAACAGCATTTGATAATACTTGTGTAGGAACAAATGCAGGAGCTAACCTTACAACTGGAGATAATAATTTATTATTAGGTAAAGGAGCAGGTAAATCAGGGAGTCCTGGTGGGCAATTTACTAACCATGATAATAGAGTAGTTTTGGGAAATGGAGATATTCAAGAATTAAATTGTGAAGTTTCTTTAACAGTTGCATCAGATGAAAGAGATAAAACAGATTTTACTGATTTGAATATAGGTTTAGATTTTGTAAAACAAATGAAACCATATACTTATAAATGGGATAAAAGGTCTAACTATGTTGATTGGACTGCTAACCCTGATACAGATTTAAATACTATTACTAATGATGGAACTCATAAAGAAGCTCAATTAGATATAGGTTTTAAAGCACAAGAAGTAGAAGTTTTAGAAAAAGCAGCAGGATATGATAAAGATAACAATACTAACTTAACTATATCTTTATCAGGAGACGGCAAACAATATGGCATGAAATACGAAAAACTTGTGCCAATATTAGTAAAAGCAATACAAGAACTAGAAGCTAGGGTCGCCACCTTAGAAAGTTAAAGGAGAATAATATGGCACAGACAGTAACAGAATGTTTAGCAGCAGGAACAGATAGCGTTAATCTTATTAACGATATTAATACTAAGGGCAATAAATCAAAACACGTAGGAAGCATGACTGATAAAGATGGAAATGTTATAGCATCAGATTGGTCACAAGCTGAAATAAACGAAGTGGTGCAAAAAAATGTAGACCATTTAGAAATTATTTTAGAATATACTGACCCAAATGTTAAAGGAGCAGCAGATAGTAAAAAAACTACTCATGTTGCAGCTATAACTACTGGTAAAAAATACATCACTGATAATAGTTAATTATGTCAGATAAAAAAGAAAATAAGGCTATGGTAGGAGATAAAGAAATATTAGAGTCAGAAATGACAGATAAACAAAAATATCTTGCTAATCAAATAACTAATTTAAGACAAAAAAGAGAACAAATGTTGTTTGATTTAGACCAAGTAGATGCTGCTTTAAATGTTTTTCAAAATAATTTTATAGCTTCTACTAAAGAAAAATCAGAGGAAGTTTTAAATAAATAATGGAAATCGTAAAAGATGCATTAGTAGAACTTAACGCACATGAACGTGAATGCACTATTAGATATGAGTATATAGAAAAACGTTTAGATGAAGGCTCTGCTAAGTTCAAAAGATTAGAAATGTTGTTATGGGGGGTTTATCCATTTATACTAGGCTCAATAGTATTTGCTAGTTTTATTTAGGAGTCACAGTGCCTTTACAAAAATTTATTTTCAAGCCTGGAATAAACAAAGAACTAACCGCTTACTCAAATGAGGGGGGATGGTTCGATAGTAATTTAGTTCGATTTAGAAAAGGGTTACCTGAAAAAATAGGTGGCTGGGTCAAAAGAACATCATCAAGTTTTATATCACGTGGTAGAGCCTTACATGCATGGACAGCCCTTGGTGGCACCCAATACATAGGTATAGGTGCAACACAAAAATACTATATATTAGAAGGCACTAATTATTATGACATAACGCCAATAAGGTCTACAACATCTGCTGGCGATGTTACTTTTGCAAAAGTTGCTAATAGCGATGCTACAATAACAGTCACTGATACTTCACATGGGGCAGTAAAAAATGATTTCGTTACATTCAGCGGTGCATCTAGTTTGGGTGGCAACATAACAGCTGCTGTATTAAATCAAGAATACCAAATCGCAACCATAGTTAACGCTAATAGTTATACTATCGAAGCCAAAGATACTTCTGGAGCTACTGTAACAGCTAATAGCAGTGATAGTGGTAATGGTGGTTCTTCTGTTATAGGAGCTTATCAAATAAATGTAGGGTTAGATGTTTATGTTCCTTCAACGGGGTGGGGTATAAACGGTTGGGGTGAAGGCACATTTGGTTCGACTGAGTCTTTAGGTTTTGCAAATCAATTAAGGCTATACTCACATGATAATTTTGGAGAAGATTTAATATTAAATGCTAGAAATGGTGGTGTTTTTTATTGGGACACAAGTAGTGGTACCTCATCGAGAGCAGTTGCATTATCTGATTTAGCAGGTGCTAATTTACCCCCCACTGTATCACTACAAGTTTTAGTTAGTGATGTAGACAGACACGTTATTTGTTTTGGTGCTGACCCTATTGTAGGTTCATCTAGGTCAGGCACTATAGACCCAATGCTTATAGCTTTTAGCGACCAAGAGAACGTTACAGAGTGGGAACCTTTGCCTACTAATACTGCAGGTTCTATACGTTTATCAGCAGGTTCTTCAATTATAGGTGCACTTAGAGCAAGACAAGAAACATTGGTTTGGACAGATACTTCTTTATATTCTTTGAGCTTTATAGGACAACCTTTTACTTTCGGTGTTAATTTAGTAAATGAGGGTGTGGGGCTAGTTGGTCCTAATGCTGCAGTTAATACGCCTAAGGGTATTTTTTGGATGGACAAAAAAGGTTTTTACGCATATACTGGACAAGTACAAAGTTTACCATGTAGCGTGCAAGATTATGTTTTTAATGATATAAACGAAACACAAAGTTTTCAAATATTTGGTTTTTCTAATAAGGCTTTTGATGAGGTTGGTTGGTTTTATTGTTCATCAGGAGCAACTAATATAGACAGATATGTAGTTTATAACTATGATGAAAATGTTTGGTCCATAGGACAGCTCTCAAGAAACGCTTGGTTAGATGAAGGTGTTTTTGATAAACCTATAGCTACTCATGAAATATCCACTAATACGAATTGTGTGTTTAACCACGAAGTTGGTCATGATGATGATGGTTCTGCTATGCAAAATGTTTTTATAGAGTCTAGTGATTTTGATATAGGAGAGGGTGATTTATTTCAACATGTTAGTAGAGTGATTCCTGATGTAAAATTTATAGGTGATGGTTCAATAGGTTCATCAGGTCAAAAACTAGATTTTGTTTTGAAGAAAAGAAACTTTCCAGGAGAAGATTTAACTACGGTAACTACTGCTTCTTGTTTTTCTAACACAACAAAATTAGATACTAGATTACGTGGAAGACAAGTCGTATTAAGAGTTCAATCTAATGACGATGATACTAATATTACAGGTATGAGTTTTAGATTAGGTGCAACTAGATTAGATGTAAAACCAGATGGACAAAGATAATGAGTAAACTTTTAGAAACTAAATTACCAACAGCACAAGGACAAGTTAACCCAGAGACTTTTAACAGATTAAGTAGAGTATTAGAGTTATCTTTAAATTCAGTAGATGTAGATTCTACTTTGTCTGTCAATGAAACTCAAAGAAATTTAAATTTATTTAACAAAGGTGATATAATTTTTAATCTGAGCACTGAACAATTACAATTATGGACAGGTACAGAATGGGTAGATTTATACATAGGACAAGAAAAAGGATTAGAAGCGATAGCGTCCTTGGGCGTAGTTTCAGTTTCAACTGGAGGGTCTACAACAGTAAAGATATTATGAATATAGATAAGTTAATGGAAGAACTAAAATTTGATGAGGGTTGTGTTGACAAAATATATTCAGACCATCTTGGATATCCTACATTTGGTATAGGACATTTAATATTAGAATCAGACCCTGAATATGGTCAAGAAGTAGATACATCAGTATCAGAAGACAGAATAAAAGAGTGTTTCGAAAAAGATATCGATAATGTTACAGCAGACCTAGATAGAAATTTAGAGTGGTGGTTACATTTACCAGAAGATATACAAAGAGTTTTAGCTAACATGTGCTTTAATTTAGGTATTACTAGGTTACTAAAGTTTAAAAAGTTTTTAACTGCATTAGAAGAACATGATTGGGAAACTGCTGCGGTTGAAATGATGGATAGTCGTTGGGCTACACAAGTTGGACCCCGTGCGATAAGATTAAGAGACAGAGTATTAAAAGGAGGATAAAATGCCAAGTCACTATGGAAAAATGAAAAAATCTAAACCTATGAAAAAAGGTAAAAAGAAAATGATGAAAAAAGGTAAAAAGAAATGAAGATGAAATCTAAACCTAAAAAAGCCATGAAAAACATCACAGTCAAAGGCGTAAGCATGGCAGGTCTAACACCTAGACAACAACAAACCATGAAAAAACATGGTGTGCACCATACTAAAAAACACATGACTATGATGAAAAACATGATGAAAAAAGGTAAATCTTTTACACAGGCTCATAAAGAAACTCAGAAAAAAGTCGGTAAATAAGGAGAGAACATGCCAAAAGCTAAAAAGAAGTCTTCTAAAAAGAAGTCTTCTAAATCAAAAGCAGTACCTACTAATCCAGCACTTTATGCAAGAGTTAAAGCTGAAGCTAAACGTAAGTTTAAGGTTTATCCAAGTGCGTATGCAAATGGATGGTTAGTAAGAACTTACAAAAAACGTGGCGGAGGATATAGAACTAAAAAAGCATAATGGCTAAAAAACGTAAAGGATTGTGGGCTAATATTCACGCTAAACGTAAAAGAATTAAAGCTGGTTCTGGTGAACGTATGCGAAAAAAAGGTGCAAAAGGTGCACCCACTGCAGCACAAATAAGAAAAGCTAGAACAGGAACTAAAAGACGTGCCAAAAAGTAGAGCACAACAGGCAGCTATAGCAATAGCAAAAAAGAAGTCTGGTAAGTATAATAAAAAAGGAAAGAGGGTTGCACCTTATGCCAAAAAGAAAAAGAAAAGACCCTAAAGTAGGCACTGGTAAAAAACCTAAAGGAAGTGGGAGAAGACTATATACAGATGAAAACCCGAAAGACACAGTACGTATTAAATTCGCTACTCCTTCAGACGCTAGAGCAACAGTCTCAAAAGTCAAAAAAATTAATAAACCTTTTGCAAGAAAAATACAAATACTTACTGTCGGCGAACAAAGGGCAAAAGTGATGGGCAAAAAATTAGTAGCCAGTATATTTAAAAAAGGAAAAGAGGCTATTAGAAAAAAGAGGAAGAAACGTGGCAAAACCTAGTGGTGGATTAACAGCTTGGTTTGGTAAAGGTCCTAAAGGTGATTGGGTTGATATAGGTGCACCAAAGAAAAAAGGTAAATTTCAGAAGTGTGGACGTAAGTCAGCTAAAGGGGGCAGTAAACGTGGTTATCCAAAATGCGTGCCAAGAAGTAAAGCTAAACGTATGACAGCAGCAGAACGTGCGAGTGCTGTAAGAAGAAAAAGGGCAGCAGGAAATCCTGGTGGTAAACCAACAAACGTAAGAACTTTTTCAAAAAAGAAAAGGAGCAAAGGTGCCAAGAAAAAAGGCTAAAATGCCTAAAAGAAATAAAAAGAATTTTAGACCTACTAAAAAAGGTGCTGGTATGACTGCGGCAGGAGTTAAAGCGTATAGACGTATGAATCCTGGAAGTAAGTTGAAAACAGCAGTGACAGGTAAAGTTAAAAAAGGTAGTAAAGCAGCAAAAAGACGTAAATCATTTTGTGCACGTTCCGCAGGTCAAATGAAAAAATTTCCTAAAGCTGCAAAAAACCCTAATTCAAGATTGAGACAAGCTAGAAGAAGATGGAAGTGTTAAATGGCTAAAGCACCAGAATCATTTGTATACAATGCAACATTAGAACGTATAGTTGACGGCGATACTTTTGACTGTACTTTAGATTTAGGGTTCGATGTAAAATTACATAAACAACGTGTTAGACTTGCGGGTATAGATACACCTGAATCTAGAACAAGAGATTTAGCAGAAAAGAAACTCGGTCTAGCTGCAAAAGAAAGATTAAAAGAACTATGTATTGGTAAAATACAAGTTAAATCTTTAGGAAAAGGTAAGTACGGCAGAATACTTGGAATACCTTATACGGAAGACGGTAGAGATATTTGTGATGTCTTAATAAAAGAAGGGCATGCAGTCCACTATGATGGAGGTAAAAAAACTAAAATCTGGGGTGATTATTAATGGAACAAGCAGTAACTTTAATACAAGAAGTTGGTTTCCCGATAGCTGCTGCTATAGGTCTAGGTTGGTTTATTTATAAACTTGTTATCAGGATTGTTGACGGTATGGAACAAAAACTAGATGTTGTAGACGAAAAAGTAGCAGGACAGATAAACGCTATAGAAGAAAGATTAGGGACTAAATTAGATACACAACATGGAATTTTAGTAGCTTTGATAGATAGAGTGCGTAGTTTAGATAATGAGATAATTAGACAAGACACTTTAATTAAAACAATATTAGGTGTGCCTAATTTAATAGATAGTAATAAAATTGCAAAGGCGGATAGAGATGACCAAAGAAAAGATTAATAAAGAAGAATTAGAAAAATATAGGCTTACAATAGGTTTAGTTTTTATAGGTTTTGTGTTATTTGTTGGAATTATTGCGATTAATTTAAAAGCAGATACTATTACTCATAAATTTAAAAACCCATCGTTTAACGGTATTAATACATCATCGCATTACTTGACTATTGAAAACCAAGAGTTTAATCGTAAATTAAGTATAAAAGAAGAAATAAAAGCTATACAAGAACAGATAGAAAGAGATAAAGAAAACACTACATTAGCAAGATTTATTAGAAATCTTGAGTCACGTATCTATGCACAACTATCAAGACAGCTTGTAGAAAATTTGTTTGGTGAAACACCTAGTACAGAGGGTACTTTGAGCTTAGAGGGAAACACTATAGAATATAGTATAGAAAACGGAATCATAACTCTAAAAATTACTGATGCAGATGGAAATATTACTGAGATACAATTGCCTATTGGCGATTTTTCTTTCTAGTTGTAGTATTAATCCTATAGACGAAAGTCTTATACAAGGCAAAAGTTTACCAAATATATTAGAAATACAATCTAAACAACTACTAAATGTTCCGCAACCTAAAGTTCCTATTGTTGTTGCTGTTTATCCTAATAGTTTTACAGACCAAACAGGACAACGTAAAAGCAATAGTGAGTTTGCATTATTTTCTACAGCACTAACACAAGCACCAAGTCATTTACTTATTAGAAGTTTAAAACATACATCAAATGGTAAATTTTTTAGAGTAGCTGAAAGAGTTGGTCTTGATAATCTTACAAAAGAAAGACAACTAATACGTTCTGCAAGAGAACAAAACGAAAAAACTGATGGACCTAAACCTATCATGCCTTTGCTTTTTGCAGGTGTTCTTATGGAGGGGGCTGTTCTTGGGTATGATACAAATATTAAAAGCGGTGGTATAGGTGCTAGATATTTAGGCATAGGAACAAGCAAGCAATATAGAGTAGATAATATTACAGTAGCATTGCGTATGGTATCTATAGCCACTGGTGAAGTTTTAATAGATGTATTAGTTAGTAAACAAGTTTTTAGCTACGGTCAATCACAAGATGTTTTTAGATTTATTGAAGCTGGTACAGAGTTAGTAGAGATAGAAATGGGGGACGCAGAAAACGAACCTACTACTCTTGCTTTACAAAGAGCTATAGAGGAGTCTGTTTTGCAAATCGTCAAAATAGGTTATGATAGAGGTTTTTGGGAGGAAAAAAATGAAACTATTAAAATTGATGAGCCTGATTGTGATGACGAGTGCATCGCTGATATACGGGGCTGATAATGAAATATATGTTGACCAATCTGGTGCTACAGCAAATATAGATTTAGAACAACTAGGTTCAGGTAATATTATAGGTGGGTTAAATTCTTCTGCAGGTTCTTTAACTGCTCTAGACTTAGACGGTCTTACATTGACTTTAGATATAAACCAAATAGGTGATACTAATAAATTTTTAGGGGATATATTAGGAGATACTATTACAGGATTCTTCGAGTTTGATGGTGATAGTAATACTTTTACTATACAAGGCGACCCAACAAACACTTACGGTATTGATAACTCTAACTACAATGTAGACGTTACAGGTAGCACTAATACGTTTACTTTAGACCATGGAACGAGTGCATTAGCAGCAACTTTAGATTTAGATTGGATAATTCAAGGTGATGGTAACACTTTTGATTTCGATATAAATTATGACGGTGGTACAAGTTATGTCGATGTAGACGGTGATAGTAATACAGTTAATTTTACAGGTTCTGGTTATGCAGGTGGTTATTTTTATTTAGACCAAACTGGTAATTCTAGAACGTTTAATATTACACAATCGAGTACACTAGATAATGACTGGCTCAAGATTCTTTCTAGCGGTAATAGTGGTACTGTTTGCGTCATTCAAAACGACGGCGGAACAAGTACAAGCTGCTGATATTGGAGATATATCTGAACTAAATGGTTCTGCACAAATTGTAAGAGATAAACCTTACGACGCTGATTTAGATTTTCCTATACGCAGTAATGACGAAGCCATAACGACTAATGGTCGAATGGCTATTACATTTTTAGACAAATCAATAGTAAGACTTACAGAACACTCACAGCTTCTCATAGATGAGTATATCTATGACCCTGACCCTAGTCAGTCAAAAATGTCATTAAATTTTGCTCTAGGCACTGCTAGGTTTATATCTGGCAACTTAAATCTGATAGATAAACAAAATATAAAATTAAGAACACCTACTGCAAATATTGCGATTCGTGGCACTGATTTTACAGCTACAGTAGACGAACTAGGTCGTTCATTAATCATACTTCTTCCTGATGCTTTTGGTTTATCTAGCGGAGAAATAGAGGTCGTAACTGCTACAGGTAGTGTCTTATTAAATAAACCTTATGAAGCTACAACGGTAAACGTTTATGAAAACGCACCAACTAAACCTGTAGTTTTAGATTTATCGTTAGATATTATCGATAATATGTTGATAGTATCTCCGCCTAAAGAGGAGAACGTTACACAAGAAGAAACATCAAGCACAAAGACAGTAACTCTTTTAGATTTCAACGATTTAGATATTGATTATCTTAATGAAGATTTTTTAGATGATAGTAATCTTGAATTTACAGAGCTAGATATAAATTATCTTGACGTAAATTTTTTAGAGGATTTATTAAAAGTATTAGACGCTTTAGCTATAGAAGAAGATGAAGACCAATTACCTATTGCAACTGGTGTAAACATATCAGGCACATTAATAGGTCAAGATACTGAAACACAAATTACAACTATAGTAACTGGACAGACTATAAGTTTGCGTAGAAAAGTAAGTGAGTCTGTTCAAGTAGATTTAAATTCTGGTAATGCTTATACAGTTATTTTGATACAAGACGGTGTTTCTAATATAATTAAAATTAATGGTGGTGGTGATTCGACTATCACTATACGACAAAGTAGTTAATGAAAAAACTTATTTTAATATTATTACCTTTATTATCTTTACCTTTATTATTTCAAAGCACTCCTACAGAAATCATAAAACTAAAAACTTTTGATACATTTATCAAAACACCCGAACCTAGCGGTAATTTTGTTATATTAAATATTACTGAAGAAGACGTAGAAAAAGAAGGTGGTTATCCTTTACCAAGAGAACGTTTAGCTGATATACAATTAGAAATATTAGGTGCAGGAGCAATGGGTGTTGGTTGGGTTATATCTTTTCCGCAAGCAGACAGGCTAGGTGGTGATAATAGGTTTGCTAGTTCTTTAACTTATGCACCTAGTGTTTTAGCTACTTTTGAAAATAACAGCGGTGTATACCCTAAAACTGTAGGAACTGTTATTAAAGGACCAGATGTTGGTGGTATAATGTCATCTGGTATTAAAGAAAATTATTATGAGTATGATGATGTAGCACAAGGAGTTGCTATAGCACCTACAGAAGTTGACCAACTTGTTAGGAGAATCCCTCTCTTATTAAAAACGCCTGACGGTTGGTCGGCTTCATTCGGTACCCAAGTATTAAAAATATTAACAAACACACCTACTTACATAGTTACTACTAACGATAACGGTGTTCAAGAAATAGCTGTTCGAGGACTACCCCCTGTAAAAACAGATAGCTTTGGTCGTAAATGGATATCATGGGTGGAAACTGAACAAACAAATTTACAAGAAATGAATGTAAACGGAAAGTTTGTATTCGTTGGTGTTACTGCTAATGGTGTGATGCCGCAAATCGCTACGCCTATTGGACTTGTTGAGCCACATAAAATACAAGCAGCACTTGCAGAATCGATATTAATACAAGATAGTCCTTATATACCTGATTATGCGTTAGCTGTAGAACTATTACTATTTATAGTATCTGTAGGGCTCGTATGGGCGTTTATAAGTTATTTAGGGATAACTTGGGGTTTAGTTCTAGGTTTACTAACTATGGGTTTAACGGGCTTATACGGGGCTTACACGATAGACGTAGGTATATTAATAGATGTAACATGGACATTAATTAGTCAATTTATATCAGGTAGTATAGCTTTTTATTTAAGGTTTAGAGAACAATATAAATTACGTCTTGAAATTAAAAAACAGTTTGAACATTATCTAGACCCAAGACAAGTAAAACGTTTACAAAAAGACCCTGATTTATTGAAGCTGGGTGGCGAAAAAAGAAGATGTACTTTTTTATTTACAGATGTACGAGGCTTTACTGCATTATCCGAAAAACTAGAACCAGAGCAAGTAACAGAGATTATGAACAAAGCACTCACGATACAATCAGAGGCTGTTAAAAAATACAACGGTATGGTAGATAAATATATCGGTGATGCAATGATGGCTATATTTAACGCACCATTAGATTTACCACATCATGAACAAATAGCTGTAGAATGTGCTAAAGAAATACAAGAAAATATAGAAAAAGCTGATATAGGCGTAGCTATAGGTGTTGGCGTAAATACAGGAGAAGCTGTAATTGGTAATATGGGTAGCGATACTAGGTTCGATTATAGTGCTATCGGAGACGCTGTAAATACTGCTGCTAGATTAGAATCAGCTACAAAAGAAGCAGGTGTAAACATACTTATAGGCGAAGAAACTGAAAAATATTGTGGTCATCACTTAAAATCAGTAAAACCTATAAAAGTAAAAGGTAAAGAAAAACCTTTAATAATATACACTGTTTGATATATAATCAGTCAAAAGGAGATACTTATGAGTTTTTTAGCAACTTTGGCGGCGTCCGTTTTAGGTGGTGCTTTGGTAGGCGAGATAAACCGTAGAAGAGCACCTGAACAAAAAGCTGCTATAGGTAGTGGCACGGCACCTAGCTTAGAGTCAGGTGTACCTTTAGAACTGCAAGAAATAATAGGCAGTACAGCGAAATCACCAGAAGAAGCATCAAAAGGTGAAGAAGGTCGTTCTTTATCTGATACAGACGAAGAGTTACTAATGCAATTACTACAACAAAACCCAGAAGGTATTATGGGTATGTATCATGGCGGTAATGTACGAAACTACGCTGATGGTGGTGCTACGGGTGGTTTATTTGGTTTTGGTCTTTTAGATAATATGGACACTATATTTGATTTAAAAAGTTTTTATGAAAATCAATCTGAGGAAGTTCAAGATATTATTGACGATAGTTTATCTAGTGGTATTTTAGCTTTGATAAGAAAACGTGAGGAACCTAAAGGCAGTATAGTTAGCACTAGAACATTACCCGCAGGAAATGCAAATAGAAGAAGATTTCAGTTTGAACCTATAGGTATGGAAGGCGGTGGAGTCTTAAATAGAAAAATGTTCAAACCTATGTTAGGCGGCGGAGAACTTGACGGTCCAGGAGGACCCAAAGATGATTTGATACCTATTATGGCTAGTGATGGTGAATTTATGCTATCGAAGGCTACTGTAGATATGTTAGGAAACGGTAATCATAGTAAAGGTATAGCAAAACTAAATAGAATTAATAATAAAGGAAATAGAATGTATGGCTAGTAGAGAAGAACAAGAATTTTCCAGTCAAGCCCCCGCGGGATATATAGGTGATTTATTATCACAAACTATATTTCCTGCAGCCTCTCAATATTTTAGAGACCAGTTCGCTAATTTAGGTAGAGAAGATAGCTCACCTTTTACATATACAGGACAAAGAGTTGCTGATTTTGACCCAAGGGAACGTTTAGCTTTTCAATTATCTGATAGTGCTATCGGTAGTTATAGACCTTTTCTCGGTAGCTCTGCTGAGTTATTAAATGAAGCAGGTGCTTTAACGCGTGGGGCTACGGGACAGTTTGACCCTAATACTATAAGTCAGTTTCAAAATCCTTTTGAAGATGCAGTTGTGCAACAAACTTTAGATGATATAGATAGAAGATTTTCTCAAGCAGATATGGGATTACGTGATAGAGCCGTTAGTCAAGGTGCTTTTGGAGGGTCTAGAGGCAGAATAGCACAAGAAGAATTAGCTAGGCAAGTAGGTAGAGGTGCAGGTGAGGCAGTTGGTAATATAAGAAGTCGTGGTTTTGGTCTAGCTTCGCAACAAGCACAAAATGCATTCGAACAAGCACAACGTAGAAATCTTATGGCTGGACAAGGTTTAGGCGGTATAAGTAGACAGTTTTCTGGATTAGCAGGATTGTTCCCGCAGTTACAATCTGCAGATATAAACCGTACTTTACAATTCGGTGGTTTAGGTAGAGGTAGAAGTCAGTCGTTGATGGACTTAGATTACGCAAACTTTACAGGTCAATACAACTTACCTATGCAATTAATACAAAATCTTGGTGGATTGACAGCATCTCTTGGACCTCTAGCAGGTGGTTTTGGTTTTGCAGGAGCTTCGCCTACTTTTAATCAAAACTATCTACCTAATCAAACTGCTAATATGATGGGTAGTCCTATAGGCACTAATACTTTACCTTTCCAACAAGGTTTAGGTGCATTTTCTAATCAGTTTGGAATGGGTGGAATGTATGGCTAATGGTAGAGGGGGTATTAGAGGGTTAGCTTTTCCAACTTTTGGTGGTCAAAAAAGTTTAGGAGTAACACCTATACAAATACCACAAGTTAGAACTGCGTTTCCTTCGGCTAGAGGACCTGTTCGTAGAGCACCAGAACCAACTACAACAGAAAAAGTAGCAGGTATTTTACCTTTACTATTACAAGGTGGTGTTAATTTTTTCCGTGGTAGACAGCCACAGATGACTGTTCCCGAATATATTGAAAGTATAGGTGCTGACCCTGAAAACTTAACAAAAGAAGATGAAGCACAAATTGCAGCCTTTACTGCATTCGGTCCTCAACAAGATGTTGGTGGTTTCAAAGGTCAAGATTTACTTACTGCAGTGATAGCTTCTCAAATGGGACGAGGAGCACCTGAGTTTGTACGTTCTGCAATAAACGTTAGAAGTGCAGAAAACGAAAGAAAAAGACTTATTAATCAACAAAGGGGAGAAGTAATAGAAGAATTTCTCAAACCACCTAAATATAATTACGTAAACATATTAGACAAAAATGCAGATGAGTACGGTATAAACTCTAACCTCTCTGGAAGAGAAAATGAAGATACTGGTGAATTAGAACTTTTAAAAACTAAAGAAGACGGTAGTTTTGAATATGTAAAAGCAGGACCTAATTTTATAAAACAAACGGGTACACAAAATGTTAGTGTTAAAGGTAACCCACGATTAACTGCTATGAAAGAAGATTTCAAAGAAATTTTCGAAAAAGAACATTCTGCTGTACAACTTGCAGGGTTGGCGAATAATACAATAGATAGACTTGAAGCTCTAGGTCCTGGTGATATTGTTCCAGGAACAATGGTAGCTTCATTGGCAGGGTTAGCAGATAGAGGTATACAAGAAGTTAACAGTTTAAGAAGTTTAGGTACTATTGGTATCGGCGGTAGATTGTTTGCTACTGCAGAAGATGTAGAAAATGGTTTAGGTGGTACAAAATCTTTAAAATATGATGGCTCTGGGACTGGTCTTTTAGCTGAAGAATTATATAACGCAATACAATCAGGTGATGAGGATAAAATTAATGCGGCTACTGATAAATTTGATAAATTATTTACACAACAAACAAATGGAGTTAGTCTGCGAGATTATTTAGGTGAACAAGTTTTTAACAATGTCAGATTAAGGTCTCAGTTTTTACAACTTGCATATACAGCAGCTGCTGTCAATGGTCAAACAGGTAGAACATTATCTGATAAAGACTTAGCTTATCATTTACAAATCGTTGGTTTAGGTCAAACAACAAACCCTCAGGTTTTGATTGCTAATTTGAAAAGTTTTGTTCAAGATAGTATAAATTCAGTTGATGATGCAATTAAATTAAAAATACAACAAAACCTGCCTAGATATGATATGAACGACCCTGCTATACAGACCTATATAAATTCATTTTATAGACCAGTAAACGAAAATGTTTATTCTAATATTATTACTGATTATGAATTTTTAAATTTTGCAAAAAGAAGACCTGATTTAGGTCTTGATAGATATTTTGACGTAGAAGTAATAAGACCTAATATAAATAATACGATAGACGCAGATTCTGTTATTGATAACGTTCGTAATGAGTTTTTATAATGATAGCTCCTTATCTTGAAGAACCTGTAAAAGCTCTATATAATACAGCTTTACCTAAAAACCCTAATCAAACATATGGTAGTGTTCTAAGTCCTAACGCTATTCAGACTTTAGCTATATCTTCAAACCCAAACTTACAAACACAATTATTACAAGACGGTTTAATAACAGCTGAACAAATTAAAGAGATACAAGTAATTGCTCCTAAAATTAAAGAAAGAATTAATACTTACAATATACCACCAATACCATACACTTTAGAAGAAAGAGAGCCTGATATCTATGAACGAATGATATTAGATAAACAAGAAAAACAACAAAGACAGATTGATGCAGGTCTTAGAGGTAATTTACCTGCTGATTTCACACCGTTTGAAACTAAACCCCCTATTGGTTTTGAAAAAAGACAAAAGATAGCTAGTTATGGTATAGACCCTGACAACCCATATGTATTTGCAGACGATAAAACTAGAAGAACTTTTTATATAGATTTAGCTCTCAACCCTAGACAACTTAGTAAAGAACAGATGAAATTTGTTTTAGATAAAAATAATATACAAGGTAAACTTGAATTTGTCAAACCTAATGACCCATCATTAGGTTTTAGGTTTAAACCTGAAGGGTCTGATACTTTCCAAATACTTCGTAATCCTAGACTTACTGCAGATGATGTCTATAAAACCATAATACAAGAAGGACCTGCTGTAGCTGGAGACATTGCTTTCACTATAGGTGCAGCACCAGCAGGTGGTAGTAAATCTATAGCACAAGGTATTTTAAATATAACTAAATTAGCAGGTGCTTCATCTACTGGTGCAGTAGTAGGTGATATGACAAGACTTCTTTTCGGTGCAGCACAAGGTAGAAATAATTTAACTGCGGATGAAATATTTAAAGAAGCGGGTACTACTGGTTTGTTTGCTTTCGGTGGTACTGCTGCTATTAATACAGTCATGAGAATATTTCCAGTTATTTATAAAGGACTTGCAGGGACTGCAGTTCCTGCAGAGTTTATGGAAAAATTAAAACAATTAGAAAGAAACGCTATAAAACAACAACAAGGCTCAGCTAATCAACCTAATGTTTTATATGGAGTAAACCCAACAACAACGAAACAAATTAACGAAGAAATAAAACTATTAGCTGAAAAAATGCAGGCTCAATATAAAGAATATAACCCTACATTAGCAGGTAATAACCCATTAGACCAAGAAGCCGCTGATTTAGAAATATTGTTTTTAAAAAACGCAAGTGACCCCGATTTACAAAATACGTACAAAGCAATTAAAGATGGTAATCAAGACGTAATAAATAATGTTTTTAGGCAAATAGGTTTAGAGTTCGAAGGAGCAGTGCCACCTTTAGGTGTTGAAGTATCAGCGGCAGTAAGAGACCAAGCCGAAAATGTTATAAACGATTATATTTTTGCAGGTAACAAAATAGTAAATAATTTATTAAATGAATTTAGTGATAACGCACCAAAAACAACAACAAACATATTAGGTAGAAATACAGCACCAGATACACCACAAATATTACCTAAAACTAAAACTAATTTAGAACAAGTTAGGAATGATTATTTAAAACAATACACTGATATTTACAATAACGTCTTACGAGACCCAAAATATGCTGACCTGACAGCTAATGCTACTTTTACTAAAAACACAATTAATGATTTTAATAAAATTAGAAACAACGCTAATAAGTTATTAAATGTTTATAAAAAAAGAGAAGCAGTCAAAGAGATAGAAGGAGTTCTTAATGAATCAACTTTGAGACGATTAGCGGGTAAAAAAGAAGATGGTAGTCGATTTGCAAATCCAGAATTTACGTTAAATGAATTAGAACAAATTAGAGTAGAAATGAATACTGTTAGAAACGAATCTAATAATGTAACAGTCAGAAGATTTGCAGCTGAACTAGAAGAAGGTCTTAGGTTTGCTATAGATAAAGCTATATATGATGATGTTTGGGTTAATAAACTTGGTAATACTCGTAAAGCAAAATATGGTGTCAGACAACAAGCCCAAATAGAAAAATACATGAGTGAAAATAATTACGGCATAGATATTATGGATGCATATAAAAATATGTCAGACGCTTATGGTCAAGTTAAGAATGTAATTTTAACACAACTTATTAAAAGTGAATCACCAGAACAAATAATTCCAGCAATATTAAACACTAATGTTGCTAATTCATCAATTAATACACCTCTATCTGAATTTTTAACTGTTTTAAAATCAGCTGGTGATGATGGATATTTACAAATACAAAACGAAATGTTCGATTATATACAACGAAGATTTTTTACAGAAGGTACTCCTACACAACAGATAAAAAACTATAGTGATTTCTATAAACAAAATAAAGGCACTCTAAAAGCTATTTATGGTGATGAATATAAAACTATATTTAACGCTAATGGTATAAAAAAAGTTGGTAAAGAATTAGATGAGATAGAACAAAAAATAAATCTTTTGCAAAACACATTTGGAGTTGGTCAAAACTCAGTAAATCCTGTGTACGATATAGTAAATAACATAATCAGAGCATCAGATGCAACAAGAAGCACTGGTGCACTTAATGCAGATATACAGTTTCTTATGAACACAGTGAAAGGTAATGATGTTTTAGAAGAACAAATAAGACAATTAACTAAAAATTATTTTTTACGTGATGTATTAAAATTAACTAGGAATGCTGATGGAATATTTGAAGTTGATGATGCAGCACTTAATAGAGTGCTTTATTCAGGATTAGGACCTGAAGAACTTGCTGGAACTAGATTAAGTTTTGAAGAAGTTTTTGGTCCTCTATTAGGAAAAGACAAAAAAGTTTTTACTGAACAATTACAACTTGTTAATAATTTAGTTAGTAGAGAAATGTTGACACAAAGTGATGCTGTAACAGTAGCTTTAGCAAAAAGAGATATGGGTATAGCTTTTCCAGGTGCAAAACTTCTACAAAGAATGTTAATACCGCCCTTAACACAAACAGGTAGAAGAATCACAGCACTAGATAACAGGTTAAATGCAAGGTCAAGAAACTTTATGGGTAGGTTATTATCAGACCCAGAATTAGCACGTAGAACCATACAGTTTTATGATGGTGAAATAAGTTTAAAAACATATGCTAGTTTTTTAAGTGCTTATGGAACAACTTATACATTAGATATGGCTAATGAATTAAAATATTACGATGAAGTTAGTAAAATAAATAACAAAAAGACAGTAGATGAAGATATGATTGATAAAATTAATCAATTAGTAGAGGATTATAGATGATAAACAGAAGCATAGATTTTAGAATACCAAACAGAGGTATGGATTTTAGTATACCAAACAGAGGTATGGATTTTAGTATACCAAACATAGGTATTGGTTCTGTTTTAGACATGAGACGTGATGCAAATATGACACGTAACAATGCTAGAGACCAATATGAAGCAGATGTTGCAGATTTTAAAGATAGTTTAGCTACTGATTTAGAAAACAATTTTATGTCTAGAGGGGACTCTTTTTTAGATACCCCTGTAGTTACCGAGTTCCCAACAGACATGATAAATATACCACCTCCTAGGTTTATAGAAGACAGAGATATGATACGTGATGAATTGTCTATTGGTATTGACCCACCTCAGAACATATATGAAAACGTAATAAATCAGCCAGAACAGATACAAGTACCGCCACCACGTTTCATCAGAGAGGATTTTGTTTTTGATAATCCTGTCATAGATATTAACTTACCAATAACACCACCAAGAGAGCTTGACGATACTATAATACCTCCTACAAGACCTGATAGATTTAGTCCTGATAGAATTTTTGATGGACCTGATAGACAAGACGTAATAGATTATTTCGATAATATACAAGGACCTGACATACCTGATGACACTATAATTGATGACACCATAGTCGATAATGTTATCATAACAACGCCACCGCCTCCGCCAGATAATAGAAGACCGTTTTACCAACCTTCTAGAAACTACGAAAGTGGAGTACCTAGTATTGCTACAAACATTAGCCCAGCAGCGTTTGGTATGGCTCCTGGAATGTTCCCACCTGGACCACCAAGACCCATTGTGAAATTACCACGAATACCTATAACACCGCCACCAAATAGACCTGACGGTAGAGGTTTCTCTATACAACGTTTAGATGATGACCTTACAGGTTTAAGATTTGGTGGTGCATTAAATAAAGGTATCATGAGGTTGCCACAAAGCCAACAAGGTGATACAATGACAACACAAATATTTCAAAAAGGATTTAGACCAAGGAGATAAAAATGGCTAACGGTATTATGGGAGTCGATAAATTAGACCAATTACGTATGATGCAACAACAAGGTAATTCACCTATGGGTGGCGGTATGCCGATGGGTGGCGGAGCACCTGCACCAATGGCTATGAATAACGACTCCGCTCTTATGCAAGACATGGCACCAGAAGTTATGCAAAGGGAAAACATGGTAGATACTGATGACGATGCACAAAAACTTGCTAGTGCTGTTGTAGGTCGTTCACAAGGTAATCCACAAGTAGCTTTAGATATACTCGATAAAGCAAAAGCTGTTGTATTACAACAAATAGGTATGGCTGATGGTGGTGAGCTTATGAACTATGCTGGCGGTGGTGAGCTTATGAGATATGCTGAAGGTAGTGAAATTTCTAAAGATGATTTAAATCCTGGATTGAAAGCTCTTGCAAAAGAAAATAAAGAAGTCGTAGAAAAAATTACTGGCAAAACTGTTAAAGATATGGCAGGTGGTGGACCTATGATGCCTATGTATAATTTAGGTGGAGATATTCAAGACGCTATAGATAGAGTAAACTCTTATAAGATGAGTTAATTAATCCAGTCTTTCCATTTTTCATCACCTAAAACTTCTTGTGCTAAATCTAATTTATTACGCAAGGCTTTTACTATTTTTTCGTCTACTGTTCCTTTAGCTACTAAATCAATGTAGGTTACTTTGTTAGTTTGACCTATACGATGAGCACGGTCTTCTGATTGTAAACGTTTTTCTAAATCATAGTTATTACTATAATAAATTACATTTTTAGCTTCTGTTAAAGTTATACCGTAACCACCAGTTTGTACATTACTAATAAGATACTGTAATTCAGTATTAGGGTCTTGAAATCTGCGTATTATTTGTTGTCTTTCTTCATCAGGTGTATCACCAAAATAAGTAGCTACACTATCTGTTCCTGTTATACCTTGAATAGTTTTTAATATTCTCTTAATATCGTATTGATAATTAGCCCATATAATAGTTTTACCTTGTATTTCTTGTAAAACATTAATTAGTTCATCTATTCTATTGTTTTTTATTTCTACTTCTTCACCTTTATCGTGTTTAACAAAACCACATACAACCTGATGTAATCTTAATATTTGTGTTAGTATTGATGTTACACTAACAGTTTCGTGTGATTCAAGTTCTGTTATTGCATATTTTGCTAGTTCTTTATAAACTTTCTTTTGTTCTGATGTCAGTTCTACTTCTCTTTTAGTATAAATTTTATCAGGTAAATCTAGACATTCTTTTTTCAATACCCTATAAGAGAAAGAATCTAACGAGCTAGTAAGTTCTTCTAAGTTTTGATAACCAACTACTTGTCTAAAACTGTGTGTACCTAATTGTCTGTTCATGATTTGTGCGTATCTATTTTGAAAAGAATAATAAGAACCGTAACCTAATAGATGTGTATTAAGAAAAGCACATTGACTATATAAATCTAATGGTGAGCGTGTCACAGGAAAGCCTGTTAATATTCTTCTATATTTAGAATTAGTTGCTATTTTAATTAAGTTTTTCGTTCTTTGTGCTTTAGGGTTTTTAATAGTAGTAGATTCATCTACAGCTACAAGACATAAGTGCGATAATACAAACTTATTTACAAAAGTAACACCTTTTTTTGTGCTAAACGCTTCTACGTTTACTATTAAAATTTTTAATCCGTAACTTGGTTCAAAGATATTGATTAAATCTTTCTTTTGTTTTTTATTAGGTGCAGGAGTCCATATAGCAGTTTTAAATTCTATATGTTCTGGCATATGGCTTGGTATTTCTTTTTCTAACCAGTTTCTATAGACACCTTTAGGTGCAACAATAACGGCAGAATTGATAGCTCCTTTATCATAAAGGATAGCAATATTATCTATGAGAACTTTTGATTTACCAGTTCCCATTTCCATAAAGTAAGCATATTCTTTTTTACGCCATGATTTTTCCAACGCTTCTAATTGGTGAGAGTATGGTTTAGTCTTAAATTTATATTGCATATTTACTACTTTCTAATTTCTAGTAATAATTATATCTATATCTAATAGAAATTAAAGACCAAAATAATAATTTTACTTGCCGTTTAGAAGAGGATTTATCAGAATATCTATTAGATTATTAGAGATATTAGTAATTCTTAAAAAATTTTTATGTTAATAAAAAAAATTTTTAAAATAAATAATACTAATAACTTTACTTTGGTAAAACTCGGCTATATATTAATAGCCTAGAAATAAGAAAGGAGAAAAAATGACAGTATATGTTGTGCAAGAAGTTCCAGGACGAAATATCGCAGGTGCTAGACAGTATGGTGATTTCGAAGTTCTGTTACCTTCTAATGCTCAAATCATGTTAAGCTCTGGACCTTCTGTTCGTAGGATGAAAAGACTCTTACAAGATTACAAAGAGGGTGATTACTTATTGTTGATTGGCGACCCTGCTGCTATTGGTGTAGCATGTTCGTTAGCTGCATTTTTTAATCGAGGTAAATATAGTATATTAAAATGGGATAAACAAGAAGGTTTGTATTACCCTGTTGAAATAGACATACATCAGAAAGGAGAATTAGATGAGTGATAAACCCACCTTTGAAGAACTTATTGGTAACTCTGAACCAAATAAATGGGACAGTGATGTTACTAATGATGAATTAGCTAATGTTTCTAGTTTAGCTCAAAAACAAATAAATCTATCTAATGAGGTATCTCAGATAGAGGATATGTTAAAGGCTAAAAAAGAAGAGTTGCGTTTGGTACAAGAACAAGAGCTACCTGATGCTTTATCAGAAGTAGGATTAACACAGATAGTTTTATCTTCAGGAGAAAAAATATCTTTGTCAGAGTTCTATAGTGCTCATATATCTAAAGCAAACCAACAACAAGCATACCAATGGCTTATAGAAAACGGTCATGAAGGAATTATAAAGAACGAAGTATCTTTAAAATTTAATCGTGGTGAGAGTCAGATAGTCGATGAGACTGTATTGGCTTTAAAATCTAGAGGTCTATCGCCAGAGGTAAAACAGAGCATTCATCCGTCAACGTTAAAGGCTTTTGTAAAAGAGCAGTTGACTACGGGGAATGATATACCAACCGAGCCATTTGGTATCTATATAGGTACTAAGGCTAATATTAAAAAGGAGTAAAACATGGTTGACGAAAACAAAGAAGTAGTTGAACAGACTACTTCAAGCATGGTTGCCTTTGACGATACTTTATTATCAGAGGGAACTGGACTAGAAGATACAACGGTAGAAGATTTTGCTATACCGTTTATTAGAATACTACAACCTATGTCACCACAGCTTAATAAAGCAAACGGTGCATATGTTGAAGGAGCGGGTGCAGGTGATTTGTATAACACTGTGACTAACAGTGTTTATGCAGGTGATAAAGGGATTGTAGTGGTCCCGTGTGCCTATACTAAAAAGTATATTGAATGGGTGCCTAGAGAGAAAGGTGGTGGTTTGGTTAATGCAAGCCATGATGTATCGATACTTAGCGAGTGTAAAAAAGACCCTGAGACAAGAAGATTTTTTACAAAAGAAGGTAACGAGATAGTCGAGACCGCACAATTTTATGTGTTAGTCTTAGACCCTGAGCCTCAACAAGCAGTTATTGCATTTACATCTACGCAACTTAGTGTAGCTCGTAAATGGCTTACGATGATGAGAATGGCTAGAGTTCATACTTCATCAGGTAAACAGGTCGAGGCACCAATGTTTGCTTATACTTATAACTTAACTACTACTACCATGTCTAATGATAAAGGCACATGGAATAGCTTTAGCGTCAGTCAAGGAGCACAGACCTCTATTGAAGATGCAACTATGGCTAAGACATTTATGTCTGCAGCAAGAGCAGGTGAAGTAGAAGTTAAAGAAGAACAGCTAGACGACTCTGTTACTTTATAACTATGTCTCTAGCAGAAACGTTCGCAAAACGTTATGCGGGGCTACGCTCTGCATACGGAACGTTTACTTCTACAAATGAAACAAGAGAAGATGGAAAAGCTAGTGGTAAAAATATCACTATATCTAAAAAGTTAGATGATGAGGAAGTTATATCTTTATGGCAAAAACATCTTCAAGGTAATCAGAGTTTAGGGATAGTCCCTATTAATGAAGATAATGAGTGTGTATGGGGGGCTATAGACGTTGATGAATATCAACTAGATTTAAAATATCTAGCAGTCAAGTTAGCACAACAAAAGCTCCCATTAGTGTTGTGCAGAAGTAAAAGCGGTGGTGCACATATATTTATCTTCTTAGTAGAGACTGTCCCTGCCTCTATGTTACAAAGAAAATTAAGAGAGATTGCGGCAGCAATAGGATACGGTCAAGCAGAGATATTTCCAAAACAAACAAAACTATTATTAGATAGAGGTGATAGAGGAAGCACTTTAAATATGCCTTATTTTGGAGGAGAAAACTCAACAAGATATGCATACGGCAAAGAAGGACAAGCACTTACACCAGAAGAATTTATTAAGTATACAGAGGAAATACAACTAAGTGCAAAAAAACTAGAATCATTAGAAGCTAGTCCACTGACAGAAAAACAAGAGTGGTTAGACCAAGCACCTCCTTGTATACAACATTTAGTTGTACAAGGTTTTCCTAAAGGAACAAGAAACTCTGGGTTATTTAATGTTGGTGTCTTTTTAAGAAAGAAGTTTGCAGATGATTGGGAGAAAAGATTAGAGGACGTAAATATACAGTATATGCAACCACCCTTAGGTGCACAAGAAGTTTTAACAGTTGCTAAGCAACTTAAAAGAAAAGATTATTTTTATAAGTGTAATGACCAACCTATTGCAAGTCATTGTAATAGCCCTTTATGTCGAACGAGAAAA